TGCTTGTGCCTTTAATACCTCATTTTCTTCCAAAATTAAAGGGTGAGTTAGCAGTTCTGTTGTTGCTTTTGAGGCTATTGCCTTGTCTTTAAACAAGTTAAATACTGCAGAAGCAGCATTTGTTAAGGTCAAAGTTACCGTGGTCCCTGATCCAGCATCCTCAGAAATTAAAATACTTTTAATTACTGCTCTAGAATCAGATGGTGCTGTGTACACTGTAGTATTATCTGTGGTAGATAAATCTACCTTTGCATTTTTATATATATTAGCCACCTATAAACCAAGAAAATCTTTCTTGCTCCTGTTTTTGTTCATCTAAAAATGTTGAATTTAATTGTTCTACAATTAACGTAACTGCTCTGTTAATTTGTTTTTGGTTAGAAACATCGTATTCTTCTTTTGGTTCTGGTAATCTTACTACTATTTTAGCCATTATCGTCTTCCATCAGGTTGTACATCTATCTTAAATGTTCCAAATCTCCAAGACTCAGAAGTAGAATCGTTTTCTATTTTAACATTAACGTATCTTCCTCTTGCCCGAGTATCCTTTTTATCAGTGCTAGATGTTATTGTAAAGGGACTTAAAGTTGTAGTTGTCTCAGACTGTTGCGGATATCTTTTAACACCTAATGTTACTTTAGCGTTTCCTTGTAATGTTTTAAAGTCCGGTACGAACCTTCTCATAGCAAGAAATACTTCACCGGCTATAGTTGGTCCTGTTCCTCTCCCTTGTGCATTTTGTGCTCTTGATTGTAAATCAAAGTCATATGATTTTACAAATGATGTAACTGTGGTTGTTGTACCATCTGGATTAACTTGGTCTGTTCCTACTTCATGTTCAAACAATGTAGTTTGACCTAATCCATCCTCACCTACAACAACAGGAAATGTACCACTTGCACTACTATTATATTTAGTTGCAATAGGATTAGGATATACGGTTGCATCAATCCATGTTGTTCTAGCTTCTGTACCAATATACCAAACACCACCTTTCAGTGTTTCACCATAATTAAATACAAGATACTTGTCATTATATTCAGAACTTGTAGATGGATAATACCAAATTACTTCTGTAAATAGATTGTTAATACCTGCGTATACTTGTTGACCTTTTGTAGTATCTAAAGAATCGTATACAAAATCTTCTACACTACATGGTAAAGATTTAACTGTACCATCAAACATAAATAAACCATTTGGTGACATCCAAAATGCAGTACCATCTATTTCTACAGCTGCATTTTTACCTATCAATCCACAGTTTGTACCCACTTGTTCAAATCCAAATGTAAAAGGTGCTCCAATAAATTTCATTGTATACAATGCATTATCTGTCCATATCAAAATAGTTTCTTTTGCTTTTAGTGAACCTATGATCCGTGTTCCGTCTTGCAGTCTTTGTGTACCAGCAGAATTAATTGCTGTAGGTGTGTAGTCGTTAATATCTTCTTGGTCTGAAAATCTTATAAACATATCATCTTGTGTTGAAGTTGAACCAATTGTTGTTTCTGTGCCTAGGTGAATTAAGTGACGTGTTGTTGGTGACACAAGAGTAACCCTTGTTGCAGTTGGGTTATTAGATGTAGAAAAACCAGATGTAGATGTTGATGCTCTAGTTGTTAATCTTGCTGCATCACCCGCGTTCCATGTAAATGTTTTACCGTTTGCAATAGTTGCAACTAATACCTGACCAAAATTACTTAATGACCAAAGACCTGGTTCAAGAGATACTTCTGATGCAGGAGCTGCTTCACCCCAGTCAACAAAGTCTGCAGCGTTAGTAACTGTAGCACCATCAGAGTGTGCTGCTCTTGTAGATCCATCTACTGCTCTTGTAATACCTGTTAAGTCATTACTAGATACACCACTGTATGAAATTAATTCTGTGCCAACTTGTATTCTACCTGTTGTTGGAAATCCTGCAGTCGATGTTAAAGTAATAGCTGTTCCTGATCCACCTGTACCCGCCGCGTCGTTTAATAACGCACCATTCAAAGTATTAGTAACAGCACCTGTAACAGTTCCGTCCCATTCTGATACACCCCAACCATAACCATAAGACTGTGCCGCAGGTCCCACTGTCTCGTATGGCTTAATACTTAAACTACCACCCGTGGATACCGTTCCACTAGCATTTGATGATTGTGTTATTGTAAATGTATTTGATGTAGGTGTTGCTGTAACTTGAAATAATTTATCTTCAAAGTCAGATGCAGAGTAACCTGTACCACCTGGTAGTGTTACACTATCTAATAAAATAATATTTCCTGGTGATAAACCATGTGATGCTTTTGTAACTGTGCAAACAGCTGATCCACTTGTCGTTGCAATTGTTGCTGATGTTAAAGTTGCTTTCAAAGGTGTTACATCATACAATTGACCTTCAAAATATATCAACAAAAACTTATCTGTTCCTATTGCAACATATCTGTTACCATCTAAATCAACGAATGCAAACTCTCTACGTGCTACACCTACAATTGTATCTGTAACAAGTGATGACCATCCGCCAACTTTTTCTGGTAAGTTATATCTAAAACGAACATTGTCAGAATCAACCCATCTAAACTCTGCTCCAGAGTCAGTGTTTTGTTTGTCTATTCCTGGTAAGACTTTAAAATCAATTAGAGCCATGTGTTAGCTCCTATATTTTATCTTTGTATACCCAGCCTCTTGTTGCATTAACATACACCAATGTAAAAGCTGCGCCATTTGTTGAAACTACTAAGTTAGAACTGGCACCTAAAATATTAGAGCTATTTCTTCCAACGGTTAAATTGTTAGATGCAAAGTTATTACCACTATCTATAAATGTAACTTCATTTCCAATAGCAGGTGATGCTGGTAAATTTATTGTAACTGCAGCACTAATACCACTTCCAGATGTATCTACTAATATTTGATCACCATTTACTGTAGTGTAAGTTGCAGATGGTGTGTAGTATCCTTTAGTCTGTAGTTTACCTGTAATATTTGTACCATCAGAATATAATAAAGTTGTCGAACCAATAGGTAAAGCCAAACCTGTTCCTGATACAGTTTTAACTGTTAACGTATAATTAGATGAAGATCTTGCTGTTGCATCTTCTACAACAAAAACTCTCTCAGCACCATCAGGCATAGTCATTGTTCTGTTTGCTGTTAAAGTTCCTGTTAGTTTAAAATATAAATTTTTACCATTTGACACTGCACCATTAGATAAATCTAGTGCTAAATCTGCAGCCCCTATATTATGACTAATGTAACCAGACGCTGCTTGTTCTAATTGTTGTAAATTTGTATTTGTAATTGTACCCCAGGTACCTGCTTTTTCACCTGTGGTAATTAATTCTAGTTTTAGATCACTCGAGTATGTACTTGCCATTTATTCTCCTTATGGATTGTTCGGGTCAATAGGTACCCAGGTACCAGTTGCTCCTGGAACTATCGGGTTCCATGATATCACATTAACGGTACCTGTTGCAAGGTTTATTCTTATGCCATTTACAGCTACTGTT